AACAACAGATTGCATTTGTCAATCCTTTGTCCCATAAATTTACCATGTCAAATATACCCTCTACTAATATTACTTTACCCTTAATAGGTTTAACATTAGAAGGATACAGTGGTAGCTTAGCTTGTGGAGGGTATATTAGATACTTAGGTATCTCGGTCATTGTCATATGACGACCGTTAAAAGCTACCACCTTTCCTGTTATATCACGAATCGGGAAGACTATTCTTCCATTAAACTGCGAATCGTGATGCATAAAAGCATCAAAGTGCTTATATGTTTCTGGTTGTATTCCCCTCCAGTTTCCTTTATAAGGTTGGAAACCTTTGGGGAACTCAAAACCTACACTTGCAGAGCGTTTTTCTTCAATAGAGGTTTTCAACTTTTGTCTCTTTATCTCTAAGAAGTTTGCTGCTGCACCAAAATGTGTGAACAAGTTGCCCTTAAAACCACAAGCAAAGCAATTAAATATACCAGTGATATTATCAATACGCATACTTGGATTGCTATCCTCGTGGTCAGGGTTGATACATTTAACTACATAATCTCTACCTGAGACTTTGTAGTCTATACGTTTTTCTTGTAAAAGTTCGTCTACCTTCATATTGTAGTATATATTACCCATGCAATGGCAATAATAACAGCAATAATAATTGTAGCTCCTAAATTTTTGTCATTCATTTTCTTTTCCATTTTAATTGTTCACCAATATCTTCATATTCGGTCATTTCAGTTCCGTCTTTATCTTGATTTTCCTTATAATGAAGTGATTTAAATACTACTTCTTGCATCTGAAACCAGATAGCAATAGCTTTACTTCTAAACTCTTCATCAGGCCAAAGATAAAAACAATTATGCCAGTCCTCTAAAAATCTATGAACTGTTACGTCCACGCAAAAGTTTGGATACTGTTTCTTTATTTCTGCCACTGCTCGTATTCTTTGACTACCAGCGAGTGGATACCATTGTTTCATACAAAGCAATGGATTTGTTATACCATGTTTTCTTATACTTTTCATAAGTTTTTTATTTAAGGGTACTTCCATTATGTTTTCTGCAATCTGAGGTTGTTCTAACATAAAGTCTGTACTTACCTGCCTTATTTCAAAAGGTGGTACTCCTACTAATTCTGCGGATTTATTTCCTATCCTATCGCTAGCCACGTTGGTCTGCCACCCATCTGCCAAAAGCTCTAAATATAGTTTCTTTTGTTTCTTTTTCTCCTGTTGTCCATTTCTTTCCACCAGGTTTAGTTTCTTCAAATCTTTTTAGTCCGTTATTATATGCAATCTCCATAACTCCATTACTAGCATGTATGTATTTTACTTGATTGCCCCACTCTTCAGCTGCTAGTTGTTCAGCTTTTTCTCTGATTAATTCATCATATTGAGTCATGTATATCTTCTCCTGTTGATAGGCTATCTTTAATTGCGTCTCTGTCTTTAGGATTCATGGTGGTTTGGGGGCCTATCTTTAATGTTTCCCAATCCATGACGCTTGTAAATCCTTCCATTTTTGCACTACGCATTTTAGTACAATTGAATGTGATACACTCGTCTTCTGGTGACCATGTTTCAATCGTAAACGCTGCGTCAGCAGCATCTAAAATACCTTTTGCAAATCTTGCCTCTCCTGTATTGTCTGTTTGATAAGGAGAGAATACAGGAACTTCATATTCCTGTGCCATACTTTTCAGAGTCTTACTTACTTCTATTTGCTCCGTCCAGTCATATTGTCCTGATCGACTTGGTGCATTACTTCTTTTGACTTGGTTTAGATAGTCAACTATAATTACACCATAATCTCTTTGTGAAACTCTACTCTCTAACTCTTGTCTAATCTTTCCTAGACTGAGTATTGGGTCATAGACTACATCTAGTTGCCTATCATTATTTAAGGGTAGTGTTTGTAATTTTTTATGAAACCCATCAAAGTCTTTATTATCATAGTACTCTGGTAATAATTCATGTCCACCATCAAATCTACTCGCCCACCACTCGCCTACACGATTCCACTCAACAGTTGTTAAGTTACGAGTAGCTAGTCTTGATATGGGTATTCGTGCACCAAGAGCACACAATCTTTGTAGAATAGAACGACTATCCATTTCTATTGTAAAATAGATACTACTTCTTCCTTGATTGTAAACATTGTTGGCAATATTACAACAAGCCAAGGATTTACCAGCACCTCTACGACCACCTACTAATACTAAGTCTCTTGGAGAAAACTTCATTGCTTGGTCATAGTCATCATTCAATCCTAGAGGTAAGAACTTCTTAAGGTCTTTCTCAGAATCAAATAGTGCAATAGTCTGCATATTTTCTTCGGGTGGTTTTAAATCGACACGGTCTCCTATATCTAATACGATATTCTGTAGTGCTTCTACATTCTCCTCAGCATTAGATATAGCGACAGTCTTTTCTATAAAACCATCTAATTCATCTAGTATTTCTACTTGCGTATATTCATTTTTTAGGTACTCTAATAATACATACGCATCAACCTCGACCTCTACAGCTTCGATTGCGAATACTTTTTCTTGGAGTTTTCTATCACGAATGGATAGTTTAAGGTCTTCAAAGGTTGGTAGACCATTGTAACTTTTAATATGTTTATCAATTACTTTATAAAGAGATTGATATTCTGCAGATAAATAGTTTTCTCTTAGGTTTCCCCAAGATTCAAAATCTTCCTGCGTTATTATTTGCTTCAGTAAAGCTGAAGTTAAGTTCAATGTCTACCCTCCCAGATATAAGCGAACAGGGGATAATTCCCCTGCTCAGTTGTTAGAAAGAATTAGCTAGATGCTTTTTCTTTTCTAGCGGCTCCGTCATAATCAGCACAAGTTAAGCCTCTACGAGTTAACATTGTTTTAACGCCTCTTACAGTTTTGCCAATTTCGTCAGCGATATCTTCGACATTCATGTTTTCGATATCATTAACTTCCGCTAAAGGGTCAGCTTTGCTAGAACCTTTAGTTTCTTTTTGCTTAGGTATAGCGCCTATGTCGCCACTTCTAAGTAAGCTAAGAGCTTTTCCTCTGATAGAATTAACAGATTTGCCAAGTGCTTCTGCGATTTCTTCAACAAATGCACCATCGTTTACCATAGTGGTAAATGTGTTTTCTTCTTCGGGAGAGTAAGTTCTGACAGATTCAGGCTTCTCAGCTGGTTTTACATGAGAAGTTAATTCCATTGATAGAATTTTTCCCTGTATTGATTTTGCAGAAAAGAATCCATCTTCGAATGAAGATGCAATGTCTGCATATGTGTACTGACCACTGTTGTCAGTCACAAAGTTTGATAAAGTAGCTTCTTGGTCTTCAGAAAAAGTTCTGTTTGATACTGAAGAAGCAAGTTCTACGTCATATCCCATTTTTCTTAGCTTTGAAGATACTGACCTTGTTGATGTTTCTAAATCATCAGCTGCGTCAGATACCATAGCTTGAGAAATTGGGCTTGAGTCACCGACGAAATCTACTAACTGTTGAGTTCTTTCGTCTGTCCATTTTGGTAATGCCATTTTTAGTTTCCTATTATTTCTTTTAAGTTGGTTATTATTTTAACACCCCTTTCTTGGGCTGTCCTTGTTTTTGCGGACTCTACACCGCTTTCATTAACTAATATATTTACATCTTTAGTCAAACTACTTTTAACAAGATAGCCCAGTTTTTCTAAATATTCTGTTGCTTGAGCCTTTGTCTTGTAGCTTTTTAGTTTTCCTGAGATACAAACAACTCCTTTATTCCCTGTAGGTTTAGATACTTTTAGTATCTGTATCCACTTGAATGGAAGTCGTTCATATCCATTTATAAACTCTTCGTAATACCAGTCCAATAAATGTTCTGTTGCTACTGGTCCGAGTCCTGCCTCTTTGCAAGTTTCCTCACTAAGTTCTGCCATGTTATTAATAACAGAGCAAATCTTTGCAGAGGCTGACCGACCAATTAGTTTGATAGAGAAAGCTGGTAATAAGTCAACTAAGTCAGTAGCCTTACTATTTTGTATTTCTCTATGCAGTTTAACTGCTAGTTTTTCGGATTGAAGTGCGTCTATCATAATTTCTAGAGGCATTTCATATAAATCGAAGTAATCGATTAATTGTAGTTTTTCAACTGTTCTAGGTCCGAGACCTTTGATTTTGAGAGTGGAAGCAAAATGCTCAATCTTTTTACTTGTCTTGCCTGGGCAATTAGGGTTATTACAATAGAGCTGGTCTTTAACCCACTCAAGCTGTGTCATACAAGATGGACAGTGCGTTGGCGGGAGTATTTGCTTCATGTGTTCTCTCTTAATTTCTATTTATATATTATAACAAAATTCAGTTCCCATGTCAAGAACTATTTTTTGGAAAGTCCTGCAGAATCAACGAATCAATTTTGAAACACTCTGTATGACCTCCAAACTTAACCTTAGGAGAATATTTGTCATGTTGGTACTTTTCATGGAGGTCTTGTTCTTCTGCCCATACGAGATACAGAGGAGCGTGCCAAGTCTTTTGAATACGAATATCATATCCTTTAAAACCTTTACTACGCTTTATTATATGTCTCCAATCCTTACCTGATGCGATTCCAACCTTAATACATTCTCTTTCGAATGTTTTTGTATTGACCAGAACTACCCCATAAAGAACTCCGTCTCTATCGCATTCATCGGGGTGATTACTAAAGTAAGTTTGATTATACTTACCTATACTCATGCTATGAGTACTGGAGTAAAGTGTCGAATAAGACCTGATAGTAAGATGAATACTGCAATACCGTTTAGTATTATCAATGCTCTATCCTTCCATAACAATCCTACCCATAGCCAACCTGATACTCCTATTAAAGATAAACATAAGTCAATAAAAGGATATAGTTGACTAGACCTTACTGCAAAAGCGCAAATTAAAAATACACTAGCTGTCCATTTAACATACCACGATAGGTCTTGTTTAGGAGTAGCACTCTTATATATTCTTTTGCTATTTTCTATTTCTTTTTTAGAATACTTCATCAAACCACTCATGTACTAAGTTGTCGAATAATTCATCTGCAACTCCGTGTCCTTCAATTTCGTCCCACCAGTCAAAGTTTTCATCAGATATATCTACATTATATTTAGTTTCAAACTGTTCTGTTAGTTCGTCCCCATCTATTTCTTCGTAGTCTCCATTAAACCAAGTTCCAATAAAGTTTCTAAACTCATCTTCATAATTACATTTAATTACTACTTCTTCATCTAACTTTATTAAGTGTTGGTGTAAACTTTCTAAGTAAGGAATTACTGGACTCCATGCACTTACTATATAAGCACTATATTCATCGGCGTCTTCTATGTGAGCCCACTTCGCTCCTACATTTTCACAACCCCAGTTATACCAGTTATCTTCGTCATAGCCTTCTAGAAATGGGTGTTTTTGTATTTCATACCACTCCCATATTTCTATAGTGCCGTCTCCATGATAACTCGGTCTTTCTACTTTTTCTCCATAGTTTGTAAATAGTTTATCCCATTCTTTTTGTACTGCTTCGTTTCCTTCTACAGTAAGATAATTATATACATGATTTGCCATTAGTCTATTCTCCTTACTATTCTTGGTATAATTTCACCACTTCGTATAACTTCTACTTTACAGCCTAATTCTAAATCCATATCTTCTATGTATCTTGCATTGTGTAAAGTTGCTTTGCTTACTACAGCACCATCAATATCTACAGGTTCTAGCATTGCTACTGGAGCTACTACTCCTGACTTTCCAACATTCCATACTACATCAAGGAGAGTAGTGATAACTCCTTCTTGTATTTGTTTGAGTGCATAAGCACCTCTTGGGTGGTGTGAAGTATACCCTCTCTTTTCAAACTCGACATTAGAAT